AACCCTGTGCTCCCGCGAAAGCAGACCACATCAATAGTTTTACGTTTAGTTACAAAAACAGTGGTAGAGGTGAGCTTCGACTCAATCTTAATTGAGCGGCTTACATGGTCATATGCCTTAACCGAATGGCGACGGGCACAGTTGAGGAGAACCGGGTCTAATTTCATTTGTAATCACAACACAACAGTCAATAAATGCGCCCTAATCCAGCGGCTATAACAGCCACAACAATCCAGAACACCCGTTCCCCAAACTTAACCGAAGGACTCATTCTCTGGATTTTCTCGTCCATAGAATTAACTCGTGTTTCTATCAACGCTTGGCGATTAAAAATCGTCACAATCCGCTCGTCTATGCGAGCCAATGTAATCAGGACATCTTGAAGATCATCTTTCACGAGTGGGGAGGGCTTACTAGCTACCATGCGCTTAATCATGAGCCACACACTGTATGCCAAGACTCCGTGTGCTCCATTCTTTTTTAGTCATCCAGCCTCCTTAATCTTGCTTCCCGATTACTATTGTGTCGGTATCTGTAAAAAATGTCATTGTGCCAGTACAAGCTATATTCCAATCCGGCCCCGTCTGTTTGCCCCATGAAGGCACTTCAATTTTAACGTGCCTCGCCAGATATTCTGTGTTGTTCTCGAAGACTCGCCAGACATGTTCCATTGTTCCACGTCCCGGTTGGCCTCTTGTTTTGTTAAATCTTATTAGGTATTCGTTCATTCCGGTTTTTCAGGCCACTCAATATTATCTGGAAAACCCGCCTGACTTCGTATGTTACGAAGCTCACTACGGTAATCAATCCACAACTGCTTTTCCCCAACGGTCATTGGAACATCGGAAAGCATTGACCAATCCGATTCTGAAAGGAGTAATTTAGCCCGATCCCACTCTATCTGCACCAGAGTAGGGGGTTCTGCTGATGTTGGTACGGGTGTCTGGGTTTCTACCCACCCACAATTAGCATACTTGTCGTTTTCTAACCAATCTAGATTTCCCAGCTTACTTTTAATCGCAGCAAGGCCGAAGATTGGCCCCCAATTCTCAGGTAAAGGAACCGGGCCTTCGAATACTTCGTCAGTACCTAAATTTTTTAATTCCCATAACATTTCAGCCATCTGCGTTTTCCTCTATTTAGATTTCTTTGTGGCTCGTTTTCGCTTGGGCCGTTTCTTAGCCATTTTCTTCGGTTGTAAACCAGCCTGTTCTTCGGGTATCGGAAGATGCTGGGCAGTTTCATCCATAAGACCCCTCATGTCTGGTTGCGGAGCATACGGACTAAAATGCTTCTGTTCTTCCTCAGTAATGTTCCATTCTCGCCAACTCGCAAAATCCTTCCGCGGCTGTATGTGTATATGGCAACCAACCTGTCCCGCTAACTGATGAATAAGTTCAATAGCTTCTACCGGCTGAAGATGACTCCAAACCTCGTATCCTTCACTTGAGCGCATACTAATTTCGACTATCCCTCCAAAGGCAGTACCTACTTTCATTGATCTAGCCCTTGTCAAATGGCTTTCCAAATCAGCAATGTGTAGCCTATCCTTTAACCCCTGCTTAGTTCGTTCTATTTTTGATTCCTTAGCGGTTAACTTTTTTGCCATTACTGAGCGCACCACGAAATAGTTACTTGACCACCGGGGCTGCCCACCACAATCGGATAATTACTACCCGGTGTTACTGGCTGGCAGTTTGCAGTTCCGGGGGTTGCATTACTACCCGGATTCCCCGGATTGCCCGGATTGCCCGTTAAACCTGCTGTTCCTCCACTGCCACCGGCACCAGCAAAATTAAAATTTCCGGGCTGAGGGGCCGGGGCGGGAAGAGGGCTATAATTGTCGGTAGCACCGCCACCACCGCCACCGCCAGCACCAGACCCACCGCTAGCGCCACCGCCAGTATTGCCCGATCCGGCACATGGGTAATTAGAATTTCCCGCGCTCCCACCTCCGGGATTGCCCGCAGCACCATAGACAGAAGGAGTACCACATCGCCAACCACCCCTGTTAGTTCGACCACCACCGCCACCACCTGTGCCCTGAAAGGGGGTGTTTGTAGGATTAGCATTTCCACCCCTCGCTCCACCACCACCGCCCGCCCCAGAGATTCCGCCTCCAGAATATATTCCCGACCAAGGCTGCCCATCTATATCGCCGCAATAAGAAACGCCTCGTATCATCGCCTCATTGGCGTTACTAAAAGCAAAAAGACCTCCTTGCCCACCATACCCTCTTCTACCCCCAGTTCCAGCATTACCCGCGTTGCCCCCGGCTCCCCCGGCAAAATTCTGGCATAATCCTGAAGAAGCATTACCGGCTGCGCCCGAATTTCCCACACTCCCTGCGTTTCCAGTAGCGCTCGAATTTCCCGGAGTCCCTGAGTAGATTGGAGCACCCGCACCAGCATTGCCTGCTGCGGCTGGGCCACTCCCCCCAGCACCTCCGGCGGCACCAGCATTAACAAATGTGTAACAAACACAACAGCAGCACCGAACCCCAGCCGCGCCGCCACCGCCACCGCCACCACCGCCAGCACTACCCCCCGCACTCCCTGCGTTTCCAGCAGCACCAGCACCCCCAACTCCAGTTATGTTTACCGTTGACACGCCGGGTGGGACAGCAAAACAACCGGGGCTATTGAATACCTCGCATCCACCGGGAACTGTACCCGCCCCTAAAATTCCGGATTTTGATGTTCCTATTGGCATACTCTTTACCTTTAATGGACTGAAGGAAGTCCTAGTTTTTCCCTCATGTCGAATTTAAGTTCAGCATGGGGGCCATCAACATCAACATAGTGCAACATAATTTGCACATTAAGTTCTGTACCAGATTGAGCCAGCGTATTTCGCCAATGCTCAACTTCCATGCCTTTGTAAACCACCCCATCTCCGGGTTCCAAAACACACTCCACGGGTTTGCCATTTGGGGCTTTTACCCAAATAGGCCAAGGATTACCCTTACGAGCTATATTTATAGTTGCGCTATACTCACAAGAAGGTCTATCTACGTGTATGTCTAAATCATCATTACCCATATAAATCCTAGAATATGAGTATGTTGGGTATAAAGATTTGTTGACAATCTCTTCCATAGAACTTCTACTATTTTCCAGTATGACTTCAACAAAGGAGTCAGCGTAAAAAAAGTACTCACTAATATTGTCCGGACATTGCCTATTAGAAAGCCTGTCCATTGCCAGAGAGTTTTCAAAATAACGAGACACATTAGAAATCATATCTGCATCTATAAACCCTTTGACAAGAACAAAATCATTCTTGGCAAATAATTCCTTATTCATAATAAAACCACCCTGTCACAATATATTTTGGATTGTCCCCATGCACAACATTACCTCTATGAACATGGGTGTAACCGGCGGGCCAAAGAACCATAGTGTTTGCCATTGGCCTAAATCTACTCTTTTGGTATAAAAATTCTGTTTCCCCCGCAGCATCCTCGTCTAACGTATTCAAGTACAGCAGATAAACAATAACCCTATTGGCGTGATCTCCACTACTTTGTTCGCAATGCCAAACATGATACCCGCCTCCCGGATCGGTTTTTTGCATCTTCATTGCGTTACCACGGATGTTTCCCTGATCCTGAAGCATAGAATATCTACTACTATACTCTTTGTAACACGCTTGAAGCCCACCAAAAAACATATCAATAGCGGGGTTAGTGTCAAAATTTTCAATACAGTCTGCCATGTTCTTCATATTCGCAGTGGGAGATAAGGAATAATCATCTTTAACATGTCTTGATGCATCTTCCGATTGCTGTCTGGTTGCCCCAGCACCAAAACCTTTTAACCTCTCAAATTCATTTATAAGATGACGACAATAACCATCAGGATATACGTTAGAATAAGTTGCTATAAAATCTTCGTGGTTAACTTCCATTATTTAAAGTCCGGGCCAGAAATCCACACAACTAAAGTCTGTCTATTTCCTTTAACAACCGGGGTTACCTGATGCAGTGTCCATGATGGAAAAGCGATAATTAGTCCTCTTTCTTTACGCATTACTTTCGATTCACTTGAGATAAGTACCTCTAAGTTTCCACCCTCGTAATCTGCTGGATCAGAAAGTTGCAATACAAGCGTTAGTTTCCGGCTTATTCTCCCTCCGAAATCTTGATGCCATCTGTACATGCCTTGATTGGGTTCCCCATAATTAGTCAACTGAATTGGTTCACCAAACCCGACCAAATCAAAATGGAAATAGTCAGCATTAAGACTAGAGGCAACATGAGAAAGTTTTTCAAATACCCACCCAAACTCAGCGTCATTTTTTACCCACGAAAGTTCTGACCTTCTTATTTCAGGGTTTATTTCGCCGGGGTCAGTGCTACCGACATAAGCCTCTTCCGTAGCAGACCTTGCCTTATCCTGTAACTTATCAAGCTCCTGTGCCGTAAATGCGCCTTTCCACCACGCAAAAGGTTCAAATTTTTTCGAATAGGGAGTTACTATCCTCTGCATTATATAAACCTTTTCCTATGGGAAAGAGTAAAATGAACAAACTTAGTCTCCTCCTCCGCTACACTTCGTGTAATAATATGGGGCAGCCAAGAATTAAACAGCATCAGCGTACCGGGGATTACATTGTCGAAATGAACTCGCGGCATAGCAGGCGTTACAGTATCACTCGCCGCTGCACATAGATCGGCCATCAACTTTCCAGTTCTAGGGTCTTCAAATATTGGGTACGATCCGCCTTCAGGTGTCTCCAGAAAGTAAAAACCTGAAATTTGGCTATCTCTGTGAACATGGCTTACATGCCCACCGTTACACTTCAAATTCTGCCCCCACATACCAGAGACAAAAAACTCATAGTCGTCAGTTAAATAACCTTGCTCTTTCAAAATACTCACTGCCAGATCACGAAAATACGAAGTTAGGTATTCAAGATCAGGGTCTTTAGCCATGTGCATGGTTTGGATTACTATAGAATCCTCCGCCATGTGCTCCCCAATCTCAGTGTAGTGTTTTTCAGTATACTTTAAAGTTTCTTCCACCCACTCGGGTATTTCTTTACGGTAAACTATAGACGGAAAATAAGTATAAGATTCCATTATTATTAACTACCCTTTATGTAGTTCTCCAGTGTTGTAGCATAAGTTATAATATCGGTGGCAGTGATAGCCTTTGCAGTTTCTGCTGGTTCGATTCTGCGATTCTCAACCAATGTTTCTCTAGCCAAACGCAACAAATCCATCCTGTGCGCTTTAGATTGAGAAGCTAATTCGTGGGTTCTCCGCCCAGCGTCCTCTGCCTCCCGGTATTCAATCTTTTTCAGTTCCTCTACTGTTAAAGCCATTTGCTATCTCCTGATTAAATTAAGATAAATCTTTCATTGGGATGGTAACATACCATGTTGTTCCCCCGTCTGGGGAAAAGAAAAACCAAATATCGGTAGCACTCGCGTCAGTTGTTCGACTTACACTACCCCCCGGATACTCAAAAGAACCCCCGGCAAGAGCCACCGTTCTGGACGGAGTAGCATCATTTGTCAAAATTAAAGTAAACGATGTTGCTCGGTTAGACACAGAGTTGGGGGTAGCTAAGGTAATAGTCGCATTTCCGTTTAACGTCGCAGTATACACATTGCCGGTATTGGCGTTAATAGTGACCGCAGTCGATGTATTGCCTAACGCAGTGACCTGATCGGAGAACGTACCCGAAAAGTATTGATTCGTATCGAAGGGGATTACAGAATTAGCCGTAGAATCTTGTAGTCCTGTAGTTATTTTAGGGGTAGTCAAAGCCGGGGATGTGCCAAAAACCAATACACCTGTTCCGGTTTCGTCTGTTACCGCTGAAGCAAGATTGGCCGAGGATGGTGTTCCCCACCATGTAGCAATACCCGTACCCAAACTGGTAATTCCTGTACCACCATTACCAACTGGGAGAGTGCCTGTAACCTGCGAAGTAAGGTCAACAT